CTTTGGGCGGGGCTTCTTCCGCTTCGGTGTGACAGCCTCATCGGTGTCCACGATAGGGCCGACGCGATCCTTCGCGACCTTGCCCGGACTCCGACGACCCTTCCTGATGTCTTCACGGTTCGCACCCTTCCCTGGGGTGACGCCCATGTCGTAGGTCGTTTCCATCAGCCCTTCTGTCCGGCCCCACGGTGCCCCGGCTTGCCAACGCCCGCGACCTTGGTCAGGTTCGGGTTCTTCGCCCGTGCCTCCGGGCTCGACTTCTGCGCGTTGGCAGCGATAGCTCCGGCTGGGTTCTTCGCTCCACCCTCGCGAGCAGACTCGACCGCAGCCTCGAAGCCCATACCCTTGCGCGAGCGCGAGTGAGATGCTGGTCCTTTCCTCGCCATGTTACTTCTCCTTGCCGCCTTTCACGGACTTGAACGCCTTGTGCAGCGTCTCAATGTGCTTCTTCGCCTGATCGGCCCCAGGCATCGCTGGGTGAACCGCGGTCGGAAGCAACTTGTCCCCCTCGTGGGGAAAGGGAGTCCGCACCAGATCGCCGAGCGATGAGAGTGCACTGTGCATCTCATCGAGCATCTGCTGGTGCTTATCCCGCTTGATGATTGACGGACGGACTGCCATTAGCAACCCTTCCCCATTCCTGGACAGTCCTCGGAGACCGAGCCGCCCGACTTGTTCCGCATGTCCGCACCCGAGGGAGCGGGCACACCAGACGAGATCGCCGGATTGTCGCCATCGTTCGGCGTCATCGAGGTCGAGTACGGCAACGTCTCGCTGTTGATGTCCTTGTTCGTGTCCTGGAGCCCAGACGTACCGGCCCCACCGACCATCACAGGGAGATCATCCTTCTGCTTGCCACTGGTGTATCCCATCGGATACCTCCGTAGACCAGAAGAGGGTGAGGATTGCTCCCCACCCTCCTTGGTGTGTTCCATACGACTGTGACGACTACGTCACACTCGAACGGTTGTTGACGCTGAGGATGCGGCCTTCAGCCTTCTCGTTCAGCACTTCGAGGGTAACCTCACCCACGACGATGCCGGCAACCGAGTCGCCCCGCTTGCCCACGAGTTCGTGCTTCATCGGACGCAGCCACGCCAGACGGTTCATGTTGCGCTGGAGGAAGAACATCTGTCCACCAGTCGCAGTCGCGGACGCGGTGGCAGTGACGCCCTTCGCGTTCGTGGACTCAGGAATCCAGCGGTCGAGCACGACCTGAATCAGACCGAAGTCCGAATCATAGAAGTCGATGGCCGACACCAGACGCTTGTCCACCGCGGCGATGTTCCGGTTCTGCTGAGTCAGCGAGAACGCGCTGATCTGACGCTTCACCTTGCGGGAAACGTAGACCTGCTCGGGATTGCCGCCCGAACCGTAAATCTGATCCAGCATGTCGTTGAAGTCCGTGCTGGTCAGCACACCGTCGTGGGTCGCGTCACCGCTACCCGCATACGCGGTGTTCGTGGTCAGGAAGTGCTGGAATCCACGCATGACACGAGCGTCACCGCTTGCGCCAGTCGCCGTGGTGAGAGGCGAGAACACAACCTTCTCCAGCTTGATCGCGAGGCGCTTCGTCGCCTTCTGAATCTCCTGGGCATAGGCATCCTTGAAGCCCGCGCTGTTGACAGCACGCTGCGTCTCGGACACGCCGATGTCCTGGCGGAGAATCTGGGTGACGTTGAACTCGCGCTCAGGGGTCGAAGTGGACTCGTAAGCATAGTCAGCACCTTCCACCGCACCCGAGGTGTCGATGGTGTCGAGGCCGAGCGTATCCTTGAGCCACTGATGATACACATGCTGGCATCCAACCTTCGGAGCCTGCGCCGTCCAAGGAACATCGAACGGGTCCGTGTTGGTGATCTGATCGAGGAGGTCTTCCTTGTTCACACCAACGCCGGGCAGCAAGCCCCACTTGTAGACGCCTGAATTGGTAGTACTCATCGTGAGTACCTCCATTGGTCGTCGCTTCCCTCGCGGTCGCGTGGGAGCGTGGGTTTACTACTGTGGACCTACCTATCGAAGATAGGGTCCGTGAGCGTTCTACCGATGGTGAGTGCGCGCCAGCGAGTTCCGTCGCCAGCCGCCATCTCGGCCGCAGCTTGGTCGATCTCTTCCTGAGTCGGGCCAACTGCACCGGGAGTCTCGTGCACACCAGTCGCAACCGAGGTGATGACGCCCGCATCTCTGCGCGCTTTCTCCACCGCTTCGCGACGAACCTGATCGCCAGCCTCCAACTCAAGTTGCTTCTGAGTGGTGGCAGCGTTGATCTGCTCAACCGACATGCCTTCGTGAGCCGACTTGAACATCGTCCAAGCCAGTTCGGCAGCCTCATTGAGCTTTCCCCCTTGGATCATCGAGCCAACAGCCGCCGCGACCAGTGGGGTGGACTGCACGTACAGTCCGATCTCATTCGAGTAGGCGAGCGAGTCGGGAGCCACAGTTCTCATGTGCTCATCGACCGTCCGCCACTTCGCGTCTTCCGCCTGCTTCGCGCTCTCGCGCTCGGCAACACGGTTCTCAGCAGCCTGAGTGGCCTGGGCGACGGCGACTTCGCTAAGTCCCGCCACCAACGCATTCAGACTCTCCTCGTCGAGGATACCACCCTCGTCCTTCAGCTTCGACAACACCGCGTCGAGCTTCGCACTGCGGATCGGAGCCACTGCTTGCGAGGCAGTGACAGCCGGTGCAGGCTGAGGAGCCGCACCCGGGGAGGGAGCGGGTTGAGTGCGAAGCTGTGCGTTCTCAGCGCGGAGACGGTCGGCTTCCTGCCGAGCGAGGTCTGCCTGCGAGTACGCGCCCTTCGCCATCTGGACGACATGCCCAACGCCGCGGATGAACTCCTCACGGGTCTTGTACTTGCCCCCGTAGAGTCCCGTACTCGGGTCCTTCATCCCCTCCAGGAAAGCGAGAGGATCGCCGGACGCCGGAGCCGCTGGCGTGTCCTTCTTGGGCTCACCGGGCGCTGGTGCAGCAGCAGGAACCGGAGTCGGTGCGGGTTGTCCGCTGACCACGGGTGCTGGAGCAGGCGTCGGTGCGCTGGTGTTCCCCGGCGCAGGAGGGTTGTCCCCAGGCGCACGAGGTGGAGGAGGAGTCGCGTGACTCCATCCGATTGATTCCATAGGTTCCATGACCTCGGGGATGACGACGGTATCGACGAGGTGCTGGATGAGGGCCGCTTCCGCAGCCGTTTGTTCTCTGGGGTCCATCATGTTGCTCCTTCCGACCCTTCCGGGCCTCTGCGGGGTTGTCCCGCGAGTTGGAGACTACTTCTTGCGCTTGCGCGCGTTCTTCACGGGATTTTCCCGCGGGGCTGCTTCTCCCCCACTGACGTACTCGCCGCCGTGGGCTGCTTCATTGCGCTTCTCGGACAGCATGATCGCGATGGCCTGCGCCCGGTTCTTCACCGGCTTGCCCGAACCACCACTCTTCAGCGTCCCCTTCTTGAACTTGTGCATCACTTCCGAACTCGGCATGGCTACTCCTAGAGGTCGTCCTCTGCTCGATACTCGTCTTCCGCTTGCGCGGTCTGACCAGCCGGCCGAGACTTGCCCTCCTGACGGAGCTTCTCGTAAAGCTCCTCCTGTGACAGGCCCACGCCTTTCGCGCGTGCCACACGTTCCATCTGCGTCTCGGCCACGATCTTCTGGAAGAAGGTGACGAGCCCGTCGATCATGAGGATGCCACCACGGAGGAAGTCGGACGGGTACATGTCCTTCCGCTCACGCGAGGGATTCTTGAGACGGTGGGTGAGCGTGCTGCTCATGTTCATGAGGTACTTCTTGAAGACCCGCTCATAGGACGGGGAGTTGAGCACCCATTCAAGGTGGCCAAGCTCCTCGTCCGTCAGGTCACTCACATCGAACAGGTCCTTGAAGTCCACGGATCAGCCTTTCTACGCTGCCGGTTGCAGCGCACTCCGCAGGTCCATCTGGCCCGGGATGCCGGGCGAACCCGGCAGGCCGACACCATGTACGATCTGACCCGAAGAAGGAATCTGGTTGAGAGTAGGCGTCGGTCCCTGACCACCGAGGTTCTGCATGAGTTGGCTCAGGTTCGTCCCTGCGCCACCAGCAGCACCCGGCTGGAAGATTTCGTTGATGTTCGGAACCTCGAACTCGCGGAAGATCGAACGCCAGAAGTTCAGCGCGTTGATCTGTCCCATCACCATCTGGCCCAGCGGCGAGCCCATGACGGTGAGAAGCTGGATGAGGTTCTGCTGCTTCATGCCCTTCGACAGAGCCGAGGTAGCTCCAACTGCCCTCGCGGCGTAGTTGGCGACGAGGTCGTAGTGGGACAGGTTCTCGCGAGAAGCCGCGATTGGAGCCCCAGTGACCGGATCGAACTGTGCGCCGTCCGCGAGGATGAGAACCTCGACGGGAGGCTGGAGGAACTGCTTGTCGAGCGCGATGAACATGTTGGCCATGCGTTCGAGGAACGTCTCTTCGTAGAGCCGCGACTCCAGGAGCAGGCGCGTTCCGGCGGCCTCACGGCGGCCGATGAACTCACGAGCAGTCTGGCGGTCGGCACCCTGAAGGCCGGCGACAGCGTCGTCCACGATGCCCGTACCCATGTTGGCGTACTCACGCATCTGGTCGATCTTCTTGTCCCCGAGCAGGAGGGATTGTAGATTCGCCTGCATCGGTGCGATCATCTCGTTCGGATTACCATCCATCGGGATGAAGCGGCCGGGCTTGGCGTATAGGTTCTTCGTGTTGATGCCGGCACCGCGGTCATAGAACCACATCGGGTCGATGACGAGGTCGGCTGCGTCGAGCGTCTGGTTGAGGTAGCGGTTGCCGGTGATCTGGAGTTTCTCGACGATCTCAGCCTTGCCCGGCGCGTAGAAGTAGTGCGGGTCAGGCGTCGGCGAGTACTCAAGGAACGGCAGCGCATTGTGCCAGAACGGCAGGGCGTTGTTGCGGAACAGGTACCGGCGATTGGCCACCGTGACGACACGCTTGAGCACGCCGTCGGGTGAGAGTTCGGATGGGACGTAGCCCCAGTACTCCAGAATCTCGATGGGCCGCGAGTACTTGTCCATGAAGCGGATGGTGGTCTCGCTCATGCCGTTGCGCACTGCGAACCGAGAGACCATCGCCTGTGAGAGCGCTTCGTCACCACCCACGCCACCCTCGCGAATCATGCGCGAGTACTCCGAGTTGTCGAAGACATCCTGGGAGACGAGGTAGCGGACCTCATCGAGGTCGAGGAAGTAGCGGCGGATGCACCAGCGCATATCCTTGATGCGCTTGATTCCCGGCTGCGGGAAGAAGTCCAGCAAGTCGATGGGGATGGACTCGGGACCGTCGAAGGAGACGATCTTGCCCTTCTTGATCGACTTCACGACCTCACCCGACATCGGGATGCGGTCGATGTATTCTAGGATGCGCTCCTCTTCCTGGTACTTCCAGCCGACCTGCATGATGGCCTTACCGTAGAGGTCGGCCTGCACGATCATGTCTACCTGCTTCTGGAAGCAGTCGTCATCCTTGAACTGGGCCGAGCACAGGGCCTCACGCTTGCGCGCGATGGACATGTCGTCGGGGCCGTAGCCGAGGAACGTGACGATAGGCCACATGTTGAGCGAGGTCGCTGCCTTGCGAGCCGCGTCCGCCCAGATGGCCGAGAAGATCAGAGGGATGTGCACATTGTTCTTGTGCGGGTGGTAGCGCCCGGTCCATGCTCCGCGCCAGAGATCGTAGTAACGTGGCCAGTTCTGCCGGTTGACGATGGAGTCTGACTCCGAAGTCTGCATCCGGTCGATGACCATGTTACACATCTGCTCGCGGTAGGCAGTAGCCCCCTCAGCGCGTTCGATGGTGAGCATCATGGTGAAGTCTCCTTCGACACCTCACGACGTATCCAGTCGGGGATGTCGAGTGACAGAAAGCCGTGGTTGTTGTTGACGCAGCCCGCGCGCCGGCACATGTACATGAACAGGTCCCGCGTGAGATGAACGTCGTCACCACAGTAGTAGAAGAGACGGCCCCAGTGACCCCGAGCAGCCAACTCCTTGGCATTGGACCCGTGTTCGACCTTGCCTCTACCGATGTTGCGCTTGCACACTGCGTCGAGGGTGAAGTCTCCCTTCAGACCCACGATCCCTCGGTGCGCGTTCGCGCGTGCGATCTCGGTGTAGATGTCGTAGTGGTTGCGAAGTCTCAGGTTCCTTCCGAGGATGCCTTCCACAACCGGGACATCGAACTTCTCTGAGCGGAAGCCCACCACGAGGTCCGCTGACTCCAGGTGTTTGGCCGCAGCCATCACCGAGTGGTCGTCGTACGGGTAGAGCCACTGCTCCGCTGCGTCGTAGATCATGAGGGCGGAAATCCCACCCTCGCCCCGGCGCAGTGCATCCCAACCCAAGTCTTCATGCTCGGCGTTGAGGTCCTTCGCGTGTAGCCGTGTCTCCAGGTCGAAGTACACGATCCGCATGTGTTCCTTTCCGACCCTAGACTGGGTCTCGCGGCAGGAGGTCGCCATCGGCACCGCGGTTCCCATCATCGGGGCCGTTGGCCGCGCGCTCATCCCACTGCTTGAATATCTCTTCGGATGACGGTGGTCGGAATGGATTCTGCCCACCCAGGTCCCGGAGAACCGGGTCGCCGGGCTGCATCGGGTCTGCACCTTCCATCGCTGCACTGCCGAAGTACTGCTGATCGGGTGGCGTCCAGATCGCTGCGATGAAGCCGTCCGCGAGGGCATCAGCGATGTCCTCATGCTCGACGGCGTCGATGCGAAGAATCTGGTTGAAGAGTTCGAGGACAACTGGGGGGATAATCCACCGCCCGTTGATGTCCTTGTGCAGCAGGATGCGCACATAGTTCTCGGCCCAGTGACCGACCGAGGTTCGGATGCGCGCCTTCTTGTTCGTTCCGCCGCGGTTCAGTTGGATGAACCTGTCGGGGTGGATGCGACAGCCGGCCTGCTTCGCCAGTGCCATGAGCCTGTTCTTGTACGTGCCAGCCTTGCCACCCGGCTCGACCTCGTCAGTGAGGTGCGAGATTCGGATCGCTCTGCGCCGGAGGTTGAGGAGCACTCCGAGCAACTGGTCGTTGAAGTCTTCCTCTCTCCACTCGTTCGACCACCGCAGCATGTCTGTGTCGAGGTACATGATGCCGTTTCGGCGAGCGTCTTTGAGCCAGACGCCAATGGCATTGAAGTCGCCTTCACGGACATTGGACAGCTTCTTGAATGCAGTGTCGATGTGGACTGAGGCGGACTCGATGGGGACCGAGTAGCGGAAGTCCCGATAGTCCATGAAGAGTTCGGGTAGCTGCGACTCGATGAGTGGAGCACGCTCACCAGTGCCAGGGTTGTTCTGCTGCTGGCAGGCGAAGTCCTCGGGGTCACGGGCCTTGGCTTCCTCGATCTTCTTCTTGTCCCACAGCAAGGGGTGCGTGGGCTCCCCGGTGAGTTCGTTCTCCGTCTGCATGAAGTAGACATGCCAGACGCCCGAGCCCATCGGCTTCTTCGAGAAGAGCGTCATGTTCGGGCACGACATGCCGTCCCAGGTCGCGACACCTTCCTCTTTCAGATGCTTGCCGGCCACGTCCCCGTCCGCGTAGCGCGTGAGGACGAACACCATGAGGCCGTTGGTCTGAAGCGCGTTCCATGAAGCATTGACTGCCTCGTGCACGCCCTTCAAGTAGACGCCACCCTCGCGGAACTTGTTCTTGATGATCGGGTCGTCCCACCAGTGCTGCCGGTGGTGATAGCCCGTCATACCGATGTCCACGCCCGTGATGTCGAGCGACGGCTCGCTCAGGTTTCTCGCCGAGCGGTAGCCGTGGTGGCAGTACTTCTTCGTCCAGTCCTTCGCGCCCTTCTTCCAGTTACCGAAGAGCCACCCGAACCAAGAGTCCTCATCCGTGCCCTCGATCACTTGCTGGATCGTGTTCAGGATGTCCTCGGAGAGTTCCGAGGTCGCCGAGCAGAACAGGGTGCTCATGTCCGGGTCGTCGAGATGAGTCCAGATGGAGGCTGACTTCGTGGCAGTGACAGTCTTGCCGAAGCCGCGAGGGAGGATGACCGCGAGGTACATTCGGTCTGTGCCACCGGCTTGGCAGTCGGCCTTCCATTGTAGGAGATACTTCTGGAGCCACGTAATGTATGGTCCGTGGATGTCGTCCGCGAGCCACTTTACTTGGTCGGGGTGCTTTCTGAAGTAGAACTCAACTCCCCAGGCGTACTGGATGAAGTACCAGAGAGATCGAGGGTGAGTTGCGGGAGTGGTTCCATCTGGGGCGTGCCACGAGTTCGGCGCGCAGATGGACCTCCAGAGGTCGCGTTCGGCTTCGATGTCCCATCCGATTTCGCTGACATTCATGGAGTCTCCCTTCAAGGTTGGTCAGCCCTCTATCTCGTTGGGCTGTGATTCCACGTCGGCGTGTTGAGGTGGCAGGCCGAGCACCTAGGTCTGGCGATCCCAACCCGACATCAAGTCGGGGGCATGCGGCATTTCACCGCATGTTTGACGGGATCGCTCCGCTTGTTACATGTCTCGGAGGAGAACCGAGCGAACGCCGAAGTCGTTGTAGAGAAGAACGACTCCATTCGCGAGCGTGAACTTGTGATAGGTTCCCGCTGGGTTCGCGATCATCTCGTGGGCGAGCGCCTCGAACTCCTCATGGAGTCCGGTGCCGACGATGATGACTTGTAGTTTCTTCTTCATCATTCCTCCTGCATGTACCGCTGATCGCCTACCCAGATACGCTGGGCAACTTCAGGCAACTTCTTCGCGCCGAGGTCTTCATCGTTGAAGGCATTCAACGTGTACGTTGTCGCCCCAGTGATGGGTGGTCCTGGTGTGGGAGTTGATGAGGCAACGAACCAGAAGATCGGCGAGTCTTGTAGTGACCAGATTCCGTCCGTCATCTATGCCTCGTTTCAACTCGTTAATTGCCGTGTTGGCGCAATCAATGAACCAGACTGTAGTGGACCCCGTGTCGATTGTCGGCATGCACACGTTAGACCGAACATCTCCCACAACTGTGCACCAGTCGTGATGTCAGCCGTAGATGAGTACGTTTCATTCGTCAGGTATTCCTTGATCGAAGTCCCAACAATCAATTGAGTTGCTGTAGCACCCGTCCCGACGGTCGCCTGATACTGAAGCATTTCCTGATCGGCCGTCACAGTCCCCGTTGTTTCCCACAACATTGCCCATACTGTACGAGAACCTTTGTACTGTGAGTATGAGGCAGACGTGGATAGGGAAGCCACCGTACTAAGTCCGTTCGCCATGTCGGCCCAATCATCGAGCCAACCACCACCTGCTCGGCGGACATCCCCGAACAGGAGTGCGACGACCTGTATGTTGGAAACGGTGCCTGAGAATACCACTGAGACGACACCACTTGACTGTGCCGTGTGGTCGCTGAACCACACATCCAGATGTCCGTTCAAACCTTCTACCGTACCGCCGTAAGTGAGGTCTTCACCGTTCCACTTCACGCTCGATACAGAGTCTGACAATGCCGTACTCCACGCCACGAACACCAGCATGTCGTAGTCCTTACCCAGACCATCGGCATTCACAGAGGAAGTAGAAAGACTTGATCCACTACTCTTTGTAGCGGAAATCTTATTGGGTCCGAGTAGGTTCATGATAGGAGCCGCCGAAGTCCAAAGGGTCGCACAATGCCGTCAGTATACGTTGTTCTGTAGGTCTTCCGGAGTTGCTGTGCTTCTTCATCAGATTCAGTCACTACCTCGATGGTCGTACCATCAGACATGTAGATCAGGTAGACACCGTTTGTGATTCCTTGGAGTCCCATTTAACTCTCAATCGTGTAGTAACTGACACGGAGGCGAACGTCACCGCTAGTTGAAACACCGTGAGCGAGGATCAAATCCTCATCATCACCACCGACAGCCACAATCCCTGCACCATTTCCGAGAACGACACCACTACCGGGTGCAATAGCACCGTGAGTGAGTACCATTCCAGCTACCGTCGCCCCCGATGATGGCTCGGTTGGAATGACTGACGTACCAAAACCAACACGGACCTTGACATTCACAGTGCAGGCATTACTGACGAGTGCCTCGATCATAGTGATGACGATCTTGGTACCACTGCTGACAGTGATAACCTTGAATGCTGTCTGTGTCGTTGATCCAGCCGCGTAATACTCGACGGTCTGAATATTTGGGTGACCACCGATCATGAATGGCACACGATGCCTATTCGTGATTGGGTTCACCGCATCGAGTGCATCGGCGGCATCAGGATTTGTTCCGTGTGCAACAGAGTGATAACCTATGGGGTACGTCTTCGATGTTGCAACTGTGAATGCAGCATCATCAGCAATTTCAGAGGCATTGCTGATCGGCTGTGTCACACCCGAACCATCTGTCTTGACTGCTGTCATAGATGCAACGCCCTGGATACTAAGGACATTGGCAGATGGTGAACCTGCTGCGGTGAAGTTTGCGAGCAGGGTAGTGATGCGCTGCGCGATACGTTGTAGGCGACCGTTGAGTCCAGATGAAGCAGTATCCGTCGTGGGTGCCGTTTCAGTGAGACTGCCCGTTTTCGTGTCAAAGTCTGTTTCTGAAAGCCGGGCACTGAGAGTGGATTCCGTCGCCGCACCTGAAGGTAGCGGTAGTGAAGCCGCACTCACTGGTACTGGTGTCGCTCTCAACTGTGTGTCTGTGAGTGGACCACTCACAGGAACAGGCGTTGCCCGCAACTGAGTATCTGTCAACGGTCCAGTCGCTGTCACCGTACCACTGACAGGAACCGGAGTCGTACGCAATTGAGTGTCAGTCAACGGCCCACTGACCGGGACAGGAGTGGCACGAAGTTGCGTATCAGTCAACGGACCTGATGCTGTAACTGTTCCACTGACCGGGACTGGAGTTGCGCGAAGTTGTGCATCAGTAAGAGGACCAGAAACAGGAACAGCAGTCGCTCTCAATTGAGTATCAGTTAGTGGGCCGCTCACAGGAACAGGAGTAGCCCTTAGCTCGGTGTCCGTGAGTGGGCCAGAAACAGGAACAGGAGAAGCACGCAACTCAGTGTCAGTCAATCCTGTCGTAGAGACAACACCACTTACAGGGACAGGCGTCGCCCGTAGCTGCGCATCCGTCAACCCACCAGTAGCCACAGTACCGCTGATGGGTACAGGTGTAGCCCGCAACTGAGTATCTGTGAGAGGACCGGAGACTGGAACAGGAGAAGCACGGAGTTCAGTGTCAGTCAATCCCGTAGATGTGACGATGCCACTCACCGGGACCGGGGTTGCGCGAAGCTGTGCGTTCGTTAGAAGCCCAGCAACCGTACTCTCTGTCGCTGCTCCTGCCGGCAACGGGAGTGAGTCAACCTCGAAGACGTGGTTGTGCACCTCGCCGTCATCAGTCGTGACCTTCCGAGTGTGGACCTTCTTTCCCAGATTGGGGCCATCGTCGGGAAGACGAATGAATCCATCAGCCATGAGTCACCTCTACGATGGGAGTCGCCCACGGCGAGGGTCATCCGCTGACCCGGGTTCGACCGCGATCCTGTTCAAGAACGAGTCGAACTGCACCCTCTGCACCCGCGTCCGCGAGTCTGCACGGCCCCGGTGCGGATCATGTCCCCGCTGCCAGAGCGCAGTCCGCTGGGCCTGACCCACGTCGGCTCCCTCGCTGGCTGCCTTCTCTCGTGCGTCGTTGACGGCCTTGAAGCATTCGTCGCACCAGGGGTTGGAGATGTCGCTCTTCTGGTCGGAACCGCAGTTGTGACAGCGTGAAGTGTTCATGGGCTACCTTTCGTGCTCGAAGAAGTAGATCGAGTTGAGGAGTGATGTGATGTAGTCGCGCGTGAGATTGCGCATCGAGACTACGTTGGCACGCTGGGGGTGATGGGGCATCGCGTCATTGTGGAGGACGACGAGAATGCGGACGCCGTGACTGTTGATGCGCCACTCCGAGCGGGGCTCGCACCAGCAATCAACGTCCAACTCGTGGCCGTTGTGCGCATCCGTGACGTGAGCCTCGTTCCGCCAGTGGTTGCGACGGGGTTCGAGGTCCATATGGTCACTCACTGGGCCTGTCCATCCTTTCCCGGAGAGACAACGGCTCGGCGAAGGGCTCGCACTCGGCGAGCTTCTTGGCGATGAGGGTCTCCCACTTCGCCCGGCGGGTCTTCCGCTCGTTGACGTAGGCGACCATGTACTCTTCGAGTCCGCAGATCATCACCTCATTGAGGGTGTCATCGACGAATCCGAGGGTGAAGCAGAACATTGCGTGGAGCAACTCGTGGAGGACGCCCGAGACGAGGTCCTCCTTGTTCGCATCCACGATGATCTTCAGCTTGTAGGGCAGCCAGTGGTCCGGCTTGTGGTCGATGAAGGCCGCGGTGTTGTCACGCATCGCCTGCCGGACGACCGTTGTCATCGGCTGCTCCAGTAGAAGCAGGAGGTGTTTGTGTAGCATCGTCCGATTGAGCGGCTTCATGCACAGGCTCCTTGCGGAAGAGGTTCTCGATGAAGTTCAGGACTGCCATGAGGGTGAAGGACTTGATGAGCGACTTGACCGAGATGCCGATGCCGACTGCGGTCTGGATCGAGGAGAGCCGGAGGATGGCATCTTCCTCTGTCCGCGGCTTCCCTGGCCCCAGGTCCTTGGCCGAGGCCATGTCCTTGAGGGCGAACCACGCCTTCATCGCAGTGACTCGCGTGTCGGCGCTCCCGTTCGTGAAGGCGATGGTCCTCAGTTCACTGAGCATCTTCTTCCGCGTCTCGGGATCGGCGTCTTCGAGGCCCGTGAGGTCGCCGGCACCGAGGGCGAGGAGTTGCTCACCGTCGATGATCGTGTTCGCGGGTGGAGGAACCGGCGCTGCGGGTGGCTTCGGCGCTGCGAGGGACATCCCACCCCGCTTGTTCGGCTTGCACACGCCCTCGATCACCATCTGCTGGCGGGCCTTCCAGGCTGTGCGCTCCGAGACCTCGCATGCGGCCGACACCTCCGCGAGCGTTGCCTGCGGATTGCGACGGTAGAATGCAATAGCTTTGGCCACGGCGAGCGAGAGTCGGTGCTGCTCGGGGGAAATGCTCATTGTCCTCACCTTGACCTTTCTCTGGATGCCGATTGCGAACCCATTTTGGTTCCGGGCAACGTAGGGCCTGCCTCTGACTTTGCCCGCCCCCGTCCGGGGGGAGCCCCGCCGGCCCTCTCGCACCCACTGACCACGCCCACGGTGGTGGACAAGGACTACTCTACACCCTCTCTCCCCCGCGCGCATGCTCACTTGACAATGTATGCACGGC